AACAGTTGATGAGAAGCAGCTACCGTTCCACGTCCTGCCGACCGCTGTGGACTTCACCAATCCGGCAGAGGTCGAGAAACTGAAGGCAACCATACAGATGCTTGAAGAGCGAGCTGGGGGCTTTAGCCTGATCGTTGTGGACACAGTCGCCAGAGCATTACTCGGCGCAGATGAAAACTCAGCAACGGATATCGGCAAGTTCGTGAAGTCATGCGACGTACTCAAACAGACGTATAACACAGCGCTGATCGGCATACATCACAGCGGTAAGGACGGCTCAAAGGGGATGCGTGGATCAAGCGCTCTTCTCGGAGCCGTAGACACGTCGATCCAGATCAAGAAGTCTGGCGCACAGATTACCGTGACCACAGAGAAGCAGAAGGACGCGGAGCCAGCAGAGGATTATTTCTTTGAGATGCAGAGTGTGGAGGTCGGCACGATTGGTGGAGAGACTTCTGTTTATTTGAAGAGACTGACAGCAGATGAAGTTGCAGCCGGTAAGACAACACTGAACGAGACACAGCTCAAAGCGATGAATTGTTTGCGCGACGCAACAGACAGAAATGATGTCATCAGTGTGGAGGTTGCGAGAGACAGTTTTGTGTTCTGGATGGCAGAAAAAGAGGAGCTGGATATCAGTGATCCACGTCTCAAAGATCGGGCAAGGAAGGCATGGAAGAGGTCGATTGAGGCGCTCGAAAGTGCGGACATTATCGTTGTCCGCGCCAACTCAAGGAAAATCGAATGGATTCGGGAAACGGACAAGGTCGGACACGATTCGGACAAAACGGACAACGAGGGAATGCAGCAATGACGCGGTTTGTAGAGGATTGCGGACAAGAGCGGACAACAGACGGACAAAAAGTGCGACAGGGACGGGGCGCGGACGGACAGGACAGAACATATAGTTCTGTCCGTCTGTCCGAATCCTGTCCGCGTTCGTCCGAGGTAGAAAGATGAGAGAGTGGAGTATGAAAGTTCAAGCTGCTATTGAGTCGTTTATGGTAGCCGAGAATGAGATGAACAAGAAGTGGGGCTGGTATGCGTGGTTCAAAATGACCAGCCCTGAGATCGCGGCAAAATATCAGAACGCCAGAGAGAGATATCTGACGATCAATGACCCTGATGAAAAGATCAGGGCGTGTGAGAACCTGGTCAAAGGGTTGAGGGCGATTGATAACCAGCTCTGTGAAGCAGGAGAGGTGAGCGATGTCTTTTATCTTCAGGCCAGGATTGACGGTCGCAACTATTACTTTGTAAGCGATAAGCTCGATATGCAGCGAGTGATTCCATTGATGAAAGGCAAAGATCCAGTGGTGTACATGATGGAAGAGATCATTACAGTGATTGAGGCCGATGCGTTGAAGACGGCGAATGAGATCAAGTCCAAGTTTCCGAGCGCCGAGCTAACCAGTATTCAGTTCAAACATAATCAGGAACAGGTAGACGATGAAATCCCCTTTTAAAGATAAGCCCAACATCCGGCGCTACTCGATCATTCCAGCGAGAGCTATGCAGGATGAGAGGCTCACTGGGCCGCACATAAAGATCCTGGCGTGCTTAGGTATGTACACAAACAGTTACGGCGTGTGTTGGCCTTCCCAGACGACGATAGCGCGTCATTTAGGTGTAGGTCGTGTCTGGGTATGCAGAACCATGAGAATACTCAAGGAGCTGGGCTACGTGCGCTTGCTTGAGCCGAGGCCGTATCCGAAGCATATAAAGCGGCGTAGTCGAGGCAAGGTGAATCGATACCAAGTGTTATGGGAGGGCAACGATCCAATCCCAACAAATGAACAGTTCTGGGCTCCAGCAAAGATCATCATGGATACAGATGACGTTGTGCTAGCCGAAACAAATATGCAGACAGGGGTTCAAGGGGATTCAAACACTGACTATCAGATACTCGCACACGCATTCAAGAAGGCGGTCGAGGCCACATCTGGCGTCAGTCGGCTGCCAGATCAAAGTTTCAGGCATGCAAAAGTCCTTTACGATCAAGGAGTTACGGTTGACCAAGTGCGTGAATCCACTGTGTCGATGACCAAGGATGCGCTGCGCTCTGGGCGCACCCCACCGATGAACCTAGATCAGGTTGCAAGATGGTCTGCGCTGTACAATAAATGAGCAATTGACATGAACTTATCCACAGCAAAAACGAATGCCATATATATCAATGACTTACCGCACTGCACCATGTCGCGTAATCATATTTATGTTAAATCGTCGCGCTGCACAATGCCCAGATCGCCCGTAAATCCTGTGGACGGTAGCCCGCGCCAGAAAAAGACGACCCTGCCCCCCCTACCCCTGCCGCGCTATAGGGGGGAGGTCGCTCAAAATTTTCCAGAAATTCGCCAGGAGGCATAAGATGAACGATCCCATCAACCCTGATCACTATCAACGCGACGGGATAGAGTGTATCGACGCAATCAAGGCAGCGGTGCAGAACCTTACAGGCGATGAAGCCTATTGCACCGGCAACGCCATCAAGTACCTGTGGCGCTGGAAGGAGAAGGGCGGCAAAACTGATCTCAAGAAAGCGATGTGGTATATCAATGACATGATCGCTGAGATCGAGGACGCCGAGTTCCAGGACGAGATACAGAGAAAGCTATGACCAAAAAGATCACCGTCCGCGAGGCGCGTAAGATACTGGCAATCGGCTCTAACGACGAGAAGGAAGCCGTCAAGCAGGAGCTGCAGGCCATCGCTGCGTCGAACGTCACCGACGTACTCCAGTGGACGCAGTCTGGAGGGATGACATTACTTGCGTCGAAAGACATCCCGGTACACGTACAGAAATCGATCAAGAAGGTGAGGGTTACGCCCAACCAATACGGCAATGCGATTGAGGTCGAGATGCATGACAAGATCTCGGCCCTGCGTGTACTCGCTAGGTATCACGGACTGCACGAGCCGAATAGTGACAGCGATAGCCGACCAAGTATTTTGGGGATCAATTTAAAGGGTCCAGAAGTAACAACCTATGAGGTACTAGACGATGGCGAGAGCGAAACAAGCGACGGATCAGAGCCAGAGATCGACCCGACGCCGAAGAGCGCCGACGAACAAGAAGATCTCTTCTGATGAGGCGCTAGGGGGACTTAACCTAGACTTCTCTGGCGCGCCGACAACCTGGAAGTTTCTGCACGATGATTCGTTTGTACGCGGCCTGATGGGTCCGGTCGGGTCTGGCAAGTCGTACGGCTGCGCCGCTGAGATTATGTTACGCGCCGTAAAACAACCCGTGTCTCCAAAGGACGGCATCCGCTACTCTCGGTTCGTCATCGTGCGGAACTCATACCCAGAGCTACGCACAACAACGATCAAGACATGGCTTGAGCTGTTCCCAGAGAACGTCTGGGGGCCGATGCGTTGGTCGCCACCAATCAGTCACCACATCAAGCTACCGAGTCGCGGGGACGCAGCCGGTATCGACTGCGAGGTGATCTTCATGGCGCTCGACCAACCCAAAGACGTGCGAAAGCTGTTGTCGCTGGAGCTGACCGGCGCATGGGTGAATGAGGCTAGAGAGTTACCGCTAGCCGTGGTGCAGGGGCTGACACACCGTGTCGGGCGATTCCCGACCAAGGGCAATGGCGGTTGTCCCTGGCGCGGTATCTGGATGGATACAAACCCGATGGATGACGATCACTGGTGGCATCGTCTCGCAGAGAAGGAGCCGGTCAGGGGTCGCTATAAGTGGGAGTTTTTCAAACAACCCGGCGGCGTGATGGAGGTGTCCAGTGAAGACTCGGACGCAGTTCCTGCGGCTGGTAAGTTCTGGAAGGTCAGCCCCAAAGCGGAGAACATCAATAATTTACCGGCTGGTTATTATGACCAGCAGCTCGGCGGCAAAGGGCTTGATTGGATTCGTTGTTATGCTGGTGGTCAATATGTGTATGTGCAGGAAGGCCGTCCAGTGTGGCCGGAGTTCGATGACTCGGTGATGTCGGCAGACGACATACAGGTCGATCCGACGCTGCCGATACATATCGGCCTCGACTTTGGCCTGACCCCTGCGGCGGTGTTCGGTCAGCGTTTACCTTCTGGTCGATGGAATGTGCTGCGCGAGATCGTGACCGAGGATATGGGTCTTGAGCGATTCGGCCTGATTCTGTTGAACGAGATCAATGTGCATTATCCTAAGATGGATATTCTGGTGTGGGGCGACCCTGCTGGTTCAAAGCGCGACGAGATCTTTGAGGTGACTGCATTCGATCATCTGAAGACGCTTGGCCT